ACGGCTGAGGGCCCTTACTACAACGAGGAGCTACAAAGCAACAGATACGCCGTGTCTGTCCTCGCGAACATCAAGATGAAAAGTCCGCGCAACTTTGTGAAGTTCGCGGCCATCGCCTGACCCACCCCAAGGGAGAAAGTGATACGAGATGAGTACTCTGACTGCTGATCCTGGATTCGCGCGTGGGCAGGTTCTCGGCATCCTGTGGAAGGGCTACGACGCCGAAAGCGGCGACGGCTCGCACCTTCTGGGTGTCCGCAAGGTGTTCCGCGACGAGAACCCGTCGAGCGGTGCGCTGCAGAGCAACCACACCGTCGAGTGCGTGTGCGTCAAGAACACCAGCGGCTCGGCCCTTCTCCCGGGCCAGGTCGCCAAGTTCAAGGACGGCGCCATCCTGACGGAGGCGGACGGGCTCGCCACGACCTCGACCGCCCTCATGGGCGTCGTGGACGAGTACCTCCCGGCGGCCGGCGTGCCGAACGGCGAGGTGTTCTGGCTGGTGGTCAGCGGCCCCTCCACCGTGACGAAGACCGCCACGAGCGTGGCCGCCGGTGCGGCCTACGGCCTGTCGGCGACCGCCGGCTCGGCTGCGGCCCAGTCGACGAACCCGCTGCTCGGCTACGCCATCGCCACCAGCGCCACCACGTCTGGTCGCATCCTGGTGCGCACGGCCGCTGGCTTCTGATCTTTTCTGTCGTGTTGCGACACGTGGGCCGCAGGGTGATCGTCAGCACCCTGCGGCCTTTTTTTGGTATAAGGGTGTACACACATGGACATGCGTAGCCCACAGGCCAGCCGGGTCGGTCAGATCCGAGACGAGCTCTCCCAGATCATGGACGATCTCCGCAGGGCTGGCTTTCTCGGCCAGACAGCCTCAGGAGTCGGCGCGGCGCGGGAGGCCGCTCCGGACCCGCTGGAGGCGCTCCGGGACGGGATGGCGCCGATGATCTCTTCAGTCCCTCAGGCGGACCGATGAGCGACAGAATCCGCAAGCTGCGTTCAGAACTGTGGGCCCGCAAGGCAGGCCAGGACCCAGATGGCGGCCTCAACGCCGCCGGCCGGGCCGCATACAACAAGGCCAACGACGCCAATCTGAAGCCTCCGCAGCCTGAGGGCGGAGCCAGGCGGGATTCTTTCTGCGCCCGCATGGAGGGGATGAAGAAGAAGCTCACGAGCAAGGAGACGGCCAGCGACCCGGACAGCCGCATCAACAAGTCCCTTCGGGCCTGGAACTGCTAGGGGGCGCAGATGGCAGGTGCCACCAACAAGGCGTGCTGCGACTGCGGGAAGTACTTCCCAGAGACCTCAGACAACTTCCGGCGGAGGCCAGACGGTTCGTTTGACGTGCGCTGCCTGCCGTGCCGGAAGGTGAAGCGCAAGGGCGTGAAGAAGGTCGAGCGTGCGGCAGTCATGCGCGACATCGAAGTCGGCGCCGTCAGCACCTTCGTCTCGGCGGCGACTCAGGGCGGGGAGAACATTCCCCACAGCTGCGAGTTGCTCGAGAGAACAATGGAGTACTTCGGCGGCGTAAGCGGGTTCTCGGCCCTGCTCGTCAAGCAGTACTTCGACAGCCCGCCCGGAGGCGCGGCCCGCACCAAGATGCTTGAGTCCATTATGCGCCTGGTCACCAAGAACACTGAGATGGGCGGAGCCAAGAAGCCGCTCGGCCAGTGGACGGACGAAGAGCTCGAAGGAGAGCTCGACGAGCGGCTGAAGGCCATCGCGCAGCAGTTTCAAGGGAGAATCGTCAATGGCACGTTCGAGAAAGAAGGTCACGCCGCCGCAGCCCTTGCCATCGGTGTCGAGAGTGGGGGGGTTCCAGGCGAGCCAGTTGAAAGAACTGCAGGCCGAACTCGCAGAAAGAAGGATCGAGGCCCTAAGGCTGTACGAGCCGACTCCGAAGCAGGCGGAGATGCACGCCTGCCGGGCGAGTGAAATCATCGTTCTGGGCGGCAACCGTAGCGGCAAGTCCCTCTCCACGTTCGTCGAGGATGCGAGAGCCGTCACGGGCAGCGACCCGCACGGCAAGTACCCGCAGCGCGATGGCAACCTGGTCATCGTCGGCCGGGACTGGAAGCACATCGGCATGGTTGTCTACCCGATGCTGTTCCGCGCAGGCGCCTTCAAGATCATCCGGGACGAGACGACCGGGAAATGGCGGGCGTTCAACCCGGCGCTTCCCGGTGACGTCGCGAGGCAGTCTCAGGCCAAGCCAGCGCCTCCGCTGATCCCGCCCAGAATGGTCAAAAAGATTTCCTGGCTTCTGAAAAGCGCCAGGTACATCCAGAGCGCGGAGCTGACCAACGGCTGGACCATCTACTTCTTCAGCTCTGAGGGCGAGCCGCCACAGGGTTTCCAGGCCGACCGCGTCCACATCGACGAGGACTTGTCCTCAGAGGCGTGGCTCCCCGAAATGCAGGCTCGTCTCGCAGACAGGAAGGGGTGCCTGTGCTGGAGCGCGATGCCGCACAGCAAGAACGACTCGCTTGCCGGCCTGTCGGAGCGCGCCGACGCGGAGGCCCTGTCTGGCAAGGAGAAGCCGGACATCGTCAAGTTCGTCCTGCGGTTCCTGGACAACCCTCACATCGACCCGGAGGAGAAGCGCAAGAACCTCGAGCGATGGGCGGCTCTAGGCGATGACGTCCTGCGCATGCGCAGCGAGGGCGAGTTCGTAACAGACAGCATCCTGTGCTACCCCACGTTCACCATGACCGTGCACGGATACGACCGCTCCGACCTTCGCCAGAACGTCGTTCCCAGTGACTGGACGCGATACGCGGCAGTCGACCCTGGCCACGCCGTTACGTCTGTGCTGTTCGCGGCCGTTCCGCCAGACGAGTCCATGCTGCTGATCTACGACCAGCTGTACATACGTCAATGCAACGCCGTCATCTTCGGCGAAAAGATGGCCGAAAAGTGCAAGGGGCAGACGTTCCACGCGTTCATCATCGACATGCACGGCGGCCGCATCCGCGAGATCGGGTCGGGCAGGCTGCCGGTCGAGCTGTACTCCGAGCAGCTGCGGCAGCGCAATATCGCCAGCGAGGTGACCGGGTCCAGCTTCCTGGCCGGGTGCGACGACGTCCAGGCGCGCATGGCCGCCACGCAGAACTACATGCACATCCGCCCGCAGGGGACACCAACCCTGCGGATCCTGCGCGGCGCCGTCCCAGACCTGGAGCGCGAGCTCAAGCGCTACAAGAAGAAAGTCAACTACCTCGCAGGCACCTACATCGTGACGGATCAGCCGAACACGCGCGGGGAGGTGCATGCCTGCCAGTGCCTTGAATACATGTGCGCATACAGGCCCAAGTACCACAAGCCGAAAGTCGAGATTCCAGACGAGCCCTGGTACGTTGACTGGATGCGCCGCAGGAAGAAGAAGATGGGCGGCGACGGTTTCGTCTATCTAGGCCCCACATCAGGACTCAGAAATGCCAACTGAAGCGTACACTCCTCCGGCCGTGCGTCTTGGCGACATGGTCTACTGGTACCACGACCCGGTTTCCCTGGCCGATCCGTGCGTCGGCTGGGTGTGCGAGCGTCCCGGCGCTGTCACCGTTTCTCTTCTCGTGTTCGCTCCCGGCGTCGGCTTCATCGAGAAGCCCAGCGTGCGATTCAAGGACGATCCGGGCCTGACCGAGAACCCGTCCTGGCGCTCGTGGGGGTGCTGGGATTACAGCCCGATGTTTAAGGAGCTGCAGCGCGCCAACTCTGTGGTGGCGTCGGTGGCGCTGTCGCATGACCGCGACTCCAGGAAGACCGCATCCCATGGCAGCAAATGACACTGGCGAAGACGTACTCCGCGCAATCTCCACCAGTTGGCTCAAGAAGATCGAGCTGGCGCTCAAGCACAAGCGCCCGTTCACGGAAGACGCCCGCGAGGCGATGGACTTCTTCGATGGGCCGCAGAACTGGTTTTGGAAGGAGGAGTACGCTCGCGGTGAATACGGATACAACCGAGCGATAAGCCCGCCTGGCTTCCGGATGCAGATCAACCGCGTCTTTGAGGCGGTGAAGCTGTTTGCGAGCGTCATCTACCACCGCAACCCGGTCCGCCAGGTCACCCCCAAGCGGTTCCCGGAAATTCCTCCGGAGTCTCTGGGGATCGACCCGAACAACCAGGAGGTCGTCCAGCAGTTCGCAATGGCGATGCAGGACACGGCGGCTCGTGACGCCGCCAGGGACACCGTCTCCCGCCTGATGGCGGCCTACCTGAACTACACGCCCAACGAGCTGGACCTGAAGACGCACAGCAGGCGCGTCGTAGACGAGGCGATCATCAAGGGCGCCGGAGTGTGGTGGACGGAGCTGGTCACCGATCCTGGCTCGAACGTCCGCTCTGTAGGCAGCTTCGCGGACTCTATTGACAACCTCGTGCTCGACCCTGACGCCACCGAGCTGGAGGACATCACGTGGTGCGCCAGGCGGTGCGTGCACCCAATCGACGTGGTTGCCCGCCAGTACGGCCTCGACCGCGACCAGCTCAAGGGCAACCTGGAGGGCAAGTCCGGCATCCGGTCTGACGACTCCTATCTCGAGACCTCTCGCGGCGACGGCGGATCACACCAGGCGCGTCGCGTCGGCAAGACGAACGACCTGATGACTTACTGGAAGATCTGGAGCAAGACAGGCTTCGGGGACCGCCTCAAGGACTCGCCCAGCGACAGCATGGGCTTCTTCGACGCCATCGGCGACAACGCCTACATCGTCGTCGCTGACGGGGTCCCGTTCCCGCTCAACACGCCGCCCGCCATCCTCAGCGAGCAGGTCGACGAGGAGACTGGCCTGCCGCAGTCTGTGTTCCGCGCCGTGCAGTGGCCAATCCCGTACTGGGCAGAGGCGAACGGCTGGCCCTTCACGATGCTGAGCTTCCACAGAAAGCCCGGTTACGCGTGGCCGATCTCGCACGTGAAGCCCGGCATTCCCGAGCTTCGGTTCCTCTGCTGGGCATTCTCGTTCCTTGCTCAGCGCGTGGCCGTTAGCTGCGAGACGATCATCGGTGTCAGCAAGGCCGCAGATCAGGACATCAAGGACCAGATCCTCGCCCAGTCGCAGGGCGGATTCAAAATTGTTGAATTGTCTGAAATTCTCGGCCGGAGTGTTTCTGACGTCATCTCGGTCTTCCAGCTGCCAAACGCCACGCAGGAGATCTGGGCGGTCATTGAGGCCGTTACGCAGATGCTCGAGAAGCGGCTCGGCCTGACCGAGCTCGTGTACGGCATGACAGCGACCCAGATGCGCTCGGCTACTGAAGCCTCCGTGCGGTCCGAGCAGATCAGTATCCGGCCTGACGATATGGCCGAGTGCGTCGAGAACGCCATGTCGGCGCTGGCTCGCAAGGAGGCCCTGGCCGCCAGGTGGCTCCTCTCGCCTGAGGACGTCGCTCAGGTCGTCGGGCCGATAGGCGCTGTGGCGTGGGGGCAGTACGTGTCCGCCGCCGAGCCCATTCAGGTCGCGAAGGAATACGACTACCGGATCGAGTCCGGCAGTGCCCGAAAGCCCAACAAGGCGACCCGCGTGGAGCAGATGCAGGCGGCCCTGCAGAATCTCGGCCCTGTCCTGTCCGGCCTTATCGGCGCAGGGATCGTGGAGCCGTTTAACGCACTGGTCAAGGACTGGGCGGACTCGCTGGACCTGGACGCCACGCCGTACCTTATTCCCGCGCCGCAGCCGCAGCCGCCAGCCATGCCGCCAGGGCCACCACCAGACGGAGGCGTTCCGCAGGGGCAAGAGCCCCCTCCGCCGCCGCCAGGCGACATGCCGCCGGAGGAGCGGCCCATGCCAGAGGAGCTGCCTCAGGTCCCGCAGGAGATGATGGCGTGAGCAAAGGCACCCCACTTCCTCCGGACATCGCATCCGCCCCTCCGGACGTCCAGGCCCACTACATCAAGCTCGTCCGCCAGGGCCAGGCCCCGAGATTCGCCGAAATGGTGGCTCTAGGGGTCCCTCCGGCCACTCGCGGAACCGACCGGGCCCTGATGGAGGGCCGACTGTCTGGGCAGTGGCTCGAGAGCATGCCTAAGGCGCAGGCAGATCGGATCATCCGAGAGGCAAAACAGGCCGGAATCAACGTGGCCGGCAAGTTCTACATGGGCGGCCTGGCTGACCACCGGAGGCACAAGGATCCGGCTGCGTGGATCGACAGCGTCGCGGACATAAAGAAAGTGGCGCAGCTGCGCGACCTGCACGTGCAGGGCATCGTGAACCACACCCCACCCGAGAAGCCACCTAAGCGATCAGTCGACATCGCGCCAGACATCCTCCGTGAGCACGTCATCAAGGAGATGCGTGCCAACCCGAAGCTGAAGCGCGGCGAGGCGATTGAGAAGGTCAAGGATCGCATCGTTCCGCACTGGAAAAGGAAGAAGAAGTAATGCCCAACAAGATCGAGCGCCTCAACGTCATCACGCAGCCGATCCTGGTTACGGCCAGTGCGGCCACCACAGGCAAGGCCCAATTCGGCCCTGCCGCAGGCGGCATGTTCATCGTTGACGCCCTGGCTGGCGGCGCGAACACGCTGACATGGCACGCCTCTTTCGGCGCTGAGGAGCAACCTGTCCCGGTGAACGACGGCACATCTGATGTGACAACGTCAGTGACTGCCAACAAGACGTACCCGATTCCTGACGCCCTGTTTGGCGCCCCGTTCGTCGCCGTCGTGACCAACGCTGGGACAGCGACCATCCGCCTTTGCGTGAAGGGGTAGCGCAGCGTGCGCTGACGTGCGCGCCAGCAAACGATGTACTACGCCGCCCAAGACCTTCTTGAATACCTGATGAACTCTGCCGGTGGCGGGGCTCAGGACAGCGAGCACCGCGTTCTGCGACAGGCCGCGTTCCACGCCTATCGGGACGTGATCAACGCCAGGGACTGGAACTGGCATGTCTCCAGCGGCGACCTCGAAGACGATGTGGCTGGCGACGGTGACGGGGTAAAGACGTTCACGCTGCCAGCAGGCGTCAAGAACGTGGACGCCCTCATCCCGCCGCAAAATCTTCTGACGCCAACAGCGTACATCAGCCCTGCCGAATGGGAGCGGATCAATACCGTGCTCCCGCAGCTGAACATGCCCATCTACTGGACGGTCATGCGGGACAGCACCACGCCAGACCGCTGGCAAATTCGCATCGCTGGCAGTCCGTCAACGTCCACGTTCCGCTACACCTACAGGCGGCGGCCGAAGAACTTGCAGTACATGGGCTATGAGCCAATCTGCCGCACTACAGGGTTTGCCCCAGACGGTGCCGTGCGGCGGTACGGCACTGCCACCAATTACCCGGAGGGGATGGCCGGACTGCACCCGTTCACGGCGCAGGAAATCATCGGGCAGGCCGAGAGCATGATCGGCGAGCCTCCAGAGAACGCCAAGACGGTCGTATCAGACTACCTAGACGTCAGCGACTCCATGCTGACGGCAGTGCTGTCCGCCACCGAAGTGTGGCTGGCAAAACTCATGGGCAAGAACATCGAAGGCGCCATGACTGTGTACCAGCGCGACTTACGGATGGCGTGCGAGGCAGACGTGCTGGCGCCAGTGAGCGGCCAGCGGTTCAGTCGTCCGCTTCTTGGGACGCCACGCGCGCTGGGGTATTACGGCCCCAGCGGCCCCGACAACTGATGAGGTGAGCCATGCGAGTCGACTCGTGGTCCGGCCTTGTCACAAATGCCAGCCCGTTCGCCCTTCCGCCATCTGCGGCAGTCGAGCAGGTGAACCTGCAATGCCACATTCCAGGCCAGATTCAGTCTCGTGGCGGCATGCGCCCTGTAGTGTTTACGCGGCAGGCGCCAGAACTCACTGATACGGAGGCGTTTTCCGCCGGGACTGTACTGGACTGCTGCCCGTGTTTCATGCTCGGCCAGCCGATGATGATCGTCCTGCGGCCAGACGGAGCCGTTGGCGTTCTCGGCGGCGGACAGTACGGCGCTCCGCTTGCGACTCCAGCAGAGCCGGAGTTGGAGCCGCCCCCTGGCAGCGAGGAAGAGTTGCAGGAGGGGTACGGCGGGACGTACCGCGTGTTTGCATACACGCTCGACCACAAGGAGGTCGGCGAGTGATACCGACTGGCCGCTTCTCAGGCGGCGCCCCCATCTCGGCCGCTCAAGGCCGACACGGGGAGATCATTATCGTGCAGGGCAACGGCGTGCGCCCCGTGCGGCTCGACCTAGACGGCGAGGACTCTCCGCAATACCGCGACGCAGGCGTCGATGCCCCGACCCTGGCTACGGAATATTACTTCCCGGAAGGGGAGGATATGTTCTATGTGGCTCGGGCAGATGTTGTCCGCCCTGGAGCCGCCTACTACTCCGCGCCTGAGGTCACGATTGCGGGCAGCGAGACTCCGTGCAAATGCGCCGCCTATCTTTCGCAGGGCGGGGTGTCAGAGGTAGTTGTTCTGGACGGCGGGAAGAACTACCCGTCCCCGCCGCAGGTGGCTTTATCTGCAACGCACGGCTCTGGAGCCACGTTCGAGGTCGAGCTTGATGGCGCCGACACGGACGACCCGCTCGATGACCCGTACACCGGAATCTCCGAATGGAGAATCGTGCAGGCGCCGCCGTACTTGGATGACGCCGGCGCCGACGATGGCCTCACGTGGTACAAGGCGCTGAACAGGTCGTACATCCTTCCGGCCGTGACTGGGTCGGTTGCTTCTGGCCTGGTAGCGGACCCGTCGGGAGCCAGCGTCAACTCATCAGTTAGCTGCTATGCCTACACCACCACGCTGGACTACACGGTGTCCGGCGGCGGCGATGGCGCAGGAGCGCATATCAGCGTCACGTTTGGCGGCGCTCGCTGGACGTGCAGCATCAGCGGCACTGGCCCAAATTACTCACTGAATCGCGGGGCGCGAGAGGTTCTAAGCGTCAAGGTGCATCGGCTAGGTGCCGGATACTCTGACGAGGAGCCGGTCGTCATCACGATCCCTTCCGCGAGCGGTGACACGACACGCGACATCATCATCGAGGGCTACACGGCTGGCAGCACGCAGAATACGACTGCCAATCGCTACGCCGTCAAGAGCATCACAGTCACGAACGGTGGCAGCGGGTATGTCGTTGCGCCGCTCATCAAAATCACCAGCAGTAGCGGGTTTGGGGCCTACGCCACCTGTCAGGTTGAGGGCGGAGCCATCTCGTCCGTAACGCTGGAGAGCGGCGGAGGTGGGTACAAAACTCCCCCCGAAGTGACCGCAGAGGCCGGTGGCGCGGAAGTGTTCGCTGTGGCCCGGCCGCACATGCGGGGAAAGTACCAGTGCTATTACCGCTACATTGACGACACGCCGGAGCAGTACGGCGGCCCCATCCCAAGCAACCTCTCCCCCGTGACCGAGTACGACGCTGGCGAGGGCCGCCCTGGCATCTGGTGGAGGCCCACCGTATTGGACACGGGGCGCATCCACAAGGCCGAGCTTTGGAGAACCACATCCAATCAAGCCACGACCCTATACCGGGTTGGCTCAGTCACTCGTGAAGAAATCCTTGACAGCATTTACTTTGTGGACGACCTGACGGACGAAGAGCTGCGGAGTCCCGACCGCGAGGGCTACGCAGCCATGCCAATCGTCCTCCCAAACGGGGACATCAACGCCAATCGCTTCGGCGTGCCGCCGTCTGATATGTCCGCCGTCGTGCGCTTTCAAGACCGTTTCTGGTACGGGGTGAACACGGCATCCCGCCCCAACACGATCCTCTACTCAGAGGTGGACGAGCCGGAGAGCGTGCCGCCAGAGAACGAGATTGTCATCCAGCAAAACACGCGATCTGCGGATGCCGTCACGGCGATGGTCCCGTTTGGGTCTACCCTGCTCGTGATGCAATCGCGGCACGCATATTCGCTGACCTTCGCCAAGCAGCCGGTCCTAGACGCGAACGTGTCGCTGCTCGCGTTTCGTGGCGCGCTTAACCAGCGGTGCTGCGACATCCACGATGGCGCCTGCTACGTGATGGATCAGTACGGCGTGTATTCAATCACGGCCTCCGGGCAGGTGGAGAACCTGTCCGACTCTATCGGAGACTACTTCCGAGAGCGGATTGATTTCGGCAAGTCCACTTGGAATTTCGTCCTCGTGGACCCGGTGTCGCGGATCCTTCGTGCGTTCGTCGTCATGAAGGGCGAGACGCCCGTTTTAGCCAACGCCCCGACATGCGCTCTGTGCTATTCCCTGGACGCCAAGACATGGTGGGAAGAGAGATACCCGCAGCCGATCACCTGCGGCGGGCTGCTTCGCTTTAGTGGCGGAGCGTATCGCTGCGTTCATGGCGCTGCGGGCGGCGTCTACGCGCTGGGCGAGGGTGCGGTCGATCACGCCATCACCCCAGCCGTCGAGGTGTTCCTGCTGAGCAGAGGCTCTGGCTACACCAGCCCGCCAGAGGTTAGGTCCGAGTCAGGGAGCGGCTCAAAGTTCCAGGCGTCACTTGACGACGAGGGCCGAGTCAAGGCGGTGTGGATAGTGAATCCGGGCTACGGCCATGCATCCTCCGAGTTTTTGACGGTGTCGCCGCCGCCGGAGGGCGGAACGCCGGCCGTTGCGTTCTTAAAGGCGGCCCCATCGTGGGCTATCGCGAACGACGAGGCACAGGCTTATGCCCCCCATCCGGCGCATCCGCATTACCGACTCAAGACCACGTGCGTGGAGTATGTGTCCGACTCACAAAATCCTCGAGCGGCCAGCGAGTCTCCGCGACACGTAAGCCTCCTGTACAAGCCGCAGCCCGACGCCTGCGAGGTGTCGCTGCGGACCTACTACAACAACGCCTCGCACCCCCGACAGAACGTCGCGTACCGAGACAGGGGAGTTGGCTTCAAGGCCGATGTGATCGACGGCGGCTCTCGGCTGGACATGGGAGAGAGCACCGTCAAGTACGGGGCGGACAACGGCATGGCTCGGGCGCTCATGGTCGGCCGGACTCTGGATGACATGGCTGGCTCCGACAGGCATGTGGCCGTCGAACTTCTTGGAGTGCGGAAGAACGAGGATCCCGTCGTGTTCTACAAACTCGACATCTTGGGGGCCGAGAAGTGAGCGGCTTCTCGTTGCAGGCTGGGCAGTTGCGGTCGGCCCTCATATCCGCTGGCCTGCCCGCCGACTCGGCCACGCAGATCGCTGCGATACTTGGCAACTCTGCACAGACGCTGCGGCACTCCGGCCAAGTAACGCACGACCGCACGCCCAAGAACCTCAAGCTGGTAAGCCCTGACGATAGGCGGCACACGCTTCCAGGGCTGGACTTTCGCGTCTCGGACCCGGACTACAGGCCGCAGCGGACGAGGTCTAGCGAAGAGCGGGAGAAGCCCGAGCAAGAGCCGACCGTACTGAATGTTGTCGCTCCGCAACAGACGAACGCCGCATTCCGCGTGAAGTCTGGAAAGTACATCGACGCCGTCCCGGCTGGCGATCAGGTCGCAGTCAACCTAAAGGTGTCTCCTGTTGGCGACGGCACGTTTGCTGCATTCATTGACCCGCAGGCCAACGCCATTGTCACTAAGACGCTGCGGGCCGCAGCCTCCCAAGACGACCAGAGCCGCGTCCGGTTCCGCATTGTTCCGAAGGGCCAGGAACTGCTGTGGAGCCTGGAACTCCAGAACGTGCAACCGATCGAGGTCGTCACCGGCGTGGAGTACAAGCCGGGTCAGGGGTTGGCCGTCACGTACTCGACCGTATATGCGTGGAAATACCCGAACGCTGCCGTCCGCACGGACGTCATCGCCACCTCCAGCGTTCCGGTCGTGCATGATGTGGAACTGATTGGCGACCAGTTGGTCGGCCAGCGGTACGTCGCAGAGGTCTTGGGAGTCACTCCGTCCGCTCCTGCGCTCGTGAACACCACCGACTGCGACGAGCCGCCGCCGTGACCCTCATCGTGAAGGCCGGGAAATTGCTGCGTGCGGCGAGTGGCGCCCTCGCCACAGCCTGCCAGTGCTGCATTCGGTACTGGTGCTTCACGGACTCCAACGACCTGTGCGGTAACGCCCTGTACGAGTGCCGGGAGGACGCCTCTGGGGAGGGCGCATATTCGGGGCCGTTCAGCGACTGCGAGGATCGCTGCCCAGAGCCGCCTATCTGCCTGCCTTCGTGGTGCTACCTCATCGACCAAGACGCATGCGGCGGGCTTATCTACGAGTGCATGCAGGATGCGGCCGGTGAGGACGCGGCCTCCGGCCCGTTCTTGGAAGCCAACTGTGACGGGGGCTGCGGCGAGCCTGCTCCCTGTGCGGCCAAATACTATTGCTGCTACGAGGAGTGTCCGCCCGCTTACGGAGAGGACGAGCCGGCGACGTATTGCAGCCCAGTGCCATGCCCGCCTGGACCAGAGGGCTGCAACCTGACCAAGAGCGGTCCCCATGGCACGCTGAAGCAGTGCCAGGAAAACTGCCAGAAATACTCCTGCGTTCCCACCTGCGGAGGCACTGAATGTGTGCCTGACCCGGCAGGACCGTATGGCTCGAAGAGTGCTTGCGAGGAGGCGTGCGACACGAGCGGATGCCTATTTGCTGGCGATACGATCTTGGGGAGTCCTTCGGACACGGACGAGTCCTACTTCTACTCCATCGACGGCCGCATTCGCGACGTCTGCATTTCCTACGTCAGCAAGAACAGCAAGCCGATCCGCATCCAAATCTGGTCGCCCAGCGTCAACTCCAACTGCGAGCAGATAGCGTCCCGAGTGATCCGCCGCGACACGCACTGGCGTGGCGTTGAGTGCTGCGACTGCCCAGATGATCGTCCCACCGGAGACTTGGAGGGCGGGCCATCCGGCCACATACGCTGGCAGAAGGGGCGTGGCATCACCTCATTCGAGGTCCGCATCCTCAACCCCTGCGGTGCGGAATACGAACTCCGCGTCGAGTGCAACAAGCAATGCCCAGACTTAGATGAGCCGGAGCCATGCCCTGATGAGAACGGCTTTCTGGCGTTCGACGACAGCGGTAGGCGATTTAGGCGATTGGGAATTTACGACCTTGACTGCTGCTATCTACAGGCTGGCCTGCCACCTACTGGTGGCCGTCCTACTCCGTTGTTCCCTCCCGATGACGGCTACTATATTTTAGAAAAGCAGGGCGGGGCTTGCGTTGTCGTGGAAAGCGCTCGGTGGTATGCAGCCTACGGGTGGGCGGTGGGGGACGTGGTGTCCTGCCCGAGTGTCGGATTTTCAGCCAACCCGACATGGAAAAGCTTGGGCACAAACGCAGGTTGCTGTAACGCGGACGGGAGCAAGATTTACGCGGAACTGACAGACGAACTTTTCCCCTGTGATGCCGACAACCCACTCCCATGATTACCTGCCACAAGTCTCACCTGAGTGCGCGATGCCGAGAGCGGGGCTACACGCTCGACGAGGTCATGCCGTGCGTTGTGTCGCAGGACGGCGACCAGTGGACTGTCGACGTCGACCACCCAGCCTATCCTCGCGCCGCGAAGGAGAAGCCCACGCAGGCCGACAGCCCGGAGCCGACCGCCGCAGCCCCGAATGGCGGGCCGGGACCGGAACTCAAGGGGGACCGGACGTCTGCGAGCAAAGGATTGATGAGATTGTTGGGTGGCTGGAGCAGCAGGCTAGGGCAAGGAAGTTGCCGTTTGTGCGTTTTGCCGCAGAACAGGCGGTGAAACTGGCAATCCGGCGGGCCAGGAAATCCGCCACCAAAGGGCAGTGCTAGGGACATAAAACCGAAGGAGCCACGACCATGCGCCTGCCAGAATACCTCACAAAGTACAGCGGGCCCTCGTCGTCTGGGGAGGCCAGCAGCAGCGTTGACTACGACCATTCAGGCGCCGATGAGCTCGTCAAACGCAACGACGAAATCTCGAAACTGCAGATCGCCAAGAACCAGGCCCTATACACGGACCCCCTGTCTGCCATGTCGCACGGCAGAAGGATCGCCGACCTGGTGCGGATGATGGGCAGCATCGAGCCGGTTCGCATCTCGAGAATGTCGAACTCCTCCGGCGGCCGCGTGGAGGGCGCCAGCTTCGAGGCGGGCAACCTGATGCCCAAGAAGTACCGACAGCCTAAGGAAGAGGAAGAAGGGGACGACTGACATGGGAGCGTATGAAAACTATTCCAACGCCCTGCGCGCACGCAATCAGTTTACTTCCGGCACCGGCATGGGCTACGACGCCGCCGGCCGCAGCGTGTTCAGCGCGCCCTCTTACGCCGGCCCTGGCGAAACGTCCGGCCTCAGAACCGAGCACCAGCGCTTGGAATCAGAGCTGGCCAACGCCGGGCAGGATCTCGCTCAGGCCAACATGGCGCACCAGCAGCGGATTGACGAAGGGCAGGTTGCCCACGAGCGCGGGCTGCAGGCCCGCGAGCAGTCTCGGCGCGAGTACGACTCGATGACCAATCGCAAGAAGTTTGGCGTAATCGGTGGCCTCCTGGCCGGCCGTCAGCAAATCGGCGGGGCCTACTGACCATGTACCAAACAGCCGTAGGCTTCAAGCCGGAGGGCCGACTGCTCTCCGGGCTCAACACGAAGGGGCCGGCCGGAGCGATGGCTAAGGGAATGGCCATGAGCGCCGCCGCCGATGCTGGGCTGAAGCGCGAGACGCAGAATCAAGAGTTTGGGGCCTCTCAGGCTCAGAAGGATAGCCAGCTGCGCCAGCAGGCCGCCGGCATAGCCGCCCAGTCGGCGCAGAACGCGAGCAAGCAGCGAATGGGAGCTGCAGATCTGGGGTCCCAGATGCGCGCCTTTGACATCTCCACGCAGTCCGACTACGCCCAGCTCCGCAAGCGGCAGGAGATGAACATCCGCCAGGCACTCCTAAACCAGTTTGCCAGGGAGGCGTGATGATCGGCTCCGACTCCTCGCTTCGCGGCACATCCCCGTCGCCGCTTCGTCCTCGCCCTCAGCCTGCGGCGGCGTTTGCGCCTCGACCTCCGTCGGTGTCGGACGGCGCCGTTCAAAGCGTCGTTAACAACCAGCTCGCCGCGTCGGCCGGCGCGGGCAGGGCTGCGCTTGCCTCCATGGACCGAGCCGGCGTGTCGCGCGGGGCCGGGCAGCGCTACAGGGCGGACATGGCCGAAGCGGCCGCCGACGTAGGCGCACGGTCCAGCGCAGCGGACACAGAGATGAAGGCCGCTGCAGGTAACGCGCAGGCACGCAGTGCCTTCGACTACGCCATGCGTGACGAGCAGCTCAGCAACTCCGGCCTGCTGGCAAACCTGAGGGACACGTCAGCCACCGAGTCACTTGCGTCCCGGTCTCGCGCTCAGGCCATCAGCCAGGCAATGCGAAGGGGTCAGTTCGGCCTCGACTCGATCTACCTCGACACCACACCACTCGTCAGTTCGTTCTTCCGCGACTAAGGAGCCAGCGATGAAGGCACACGTTTCGTCCGACATGGACGCCAGCGAGGTCATGGACCTCGAGGACTTTCCGCCGTCCGTCCAGGCAAAGGTGCTGAAGAAGCTCGTTCGCCGGCTCATGGCCAAGCGACTTTCTGAGCGGGACCCAGAAGAGCAGGAAAAAGACCAGAAGGAAGTCGAGAAACGGCGCGAGGAACTCTCTAATCTCCATGAGGAGAAGCGCGGGGCTGCGCCGAAGGTCGCCGTGACGAAAGACGACCTGAGCGCCGACCTGCTCGGCGAGGAAGAAGAAGAAGAAGAGGACCTGGACGAAAAGCCCAAGAAGCGCGGCTAGTTGTCGCGACGGAGATCATGGCTGATGGGCTTACTCGACAGGCTCATAAATACACTGCTCCCTGACTCGAGCGCTCCAGGGCGCGCGATCGACGAGGCCCTGCAGCCTCGCCGCGAAGAGATCGCCGCTCGTCGCGCTAGGGAACGACGCGCGGCTGGCGCCGTAGAGGACACTGTCCAGTCTGCCGTCCAGCAGGGCGTCGCCGGGCCTCCTCCGCCGGCACGCGCCGGGAGCATGAGCGAGCGGATAGCGCAGGTCCGCGCCGCACAGGAGGCGGCAAGTCCTGCCGGCCAGCTTGCCGCAGAGGTCGAGTCCGCCATCAGTGCTGGCGCCAGCCCGGCGGCGGGTCCCTCCAGAGAGGGCGCGCTGGCAAGCGGGCCACTGGAATCCAGCTTCTTTACTGCGGCCGGCCCGGCTAAACGGCTGCTGGTCGGCCCGTACGCAGAAGAGGCTGAGGCGCTTCTCCGCGCCAGGCACGGCATTCCAGACGACGCAGATGTGGTGGACGAGCTCGCGCGACGAGCCGTCAATCAGGAGCGCGCCGGCCTTCCGGTTGCCAACGAGATGCCCGCCGACACTCTCGGCCGCCAGATCGGAGGGCAGGCTCCTGGCCGGCCGCAAGCGCCAATCGGGGAGTCTCCAGGCTCACGGCCGCGAGAAAAGCTGCAGGTTATTGAGTTGACCGACACGGTCACTGAGCCCGTTCCTGCAATAAACCCGATCACAGGCAAGCCGATACCGATTGACCTCCTGACGTCGGCTCAGGCCATCGGAAGCGGGATCGTTGATGCGCCACTGACTCGCACCGTTCCTCGCAAGCGAACAGCGCTCGCGAGGGAGATAACCGGCCCGGACGGCAACACCGTCCTTGAGGAGGTTAGCGGGGCCCCTGTGCCGCAGCAGTTTGTTGTCCGCCGCACTGGTGGAGACGGCAACCGGTCGACGGCGGAGTCGATGTACGTTATCCCGCTCGATGGAGACCGCTACCTTACGACTGGCGCTGATGGAACCACGATTGCCACTCCGGTCTCCGGCGACCGCCTGCGGGAGATGATGGCCCTGGATGGGTGGGTCCACGCCTCCGGGCCAGAACACGTTCAGGGTACCGGCAGGATCACCGCCGAACACCTGGCCGCCGCCGGCAGGCGCCTGTTCGAGTACACGCGGCCCGGAGAGGCCGGCAACATTGCGAACATCGGTCGGGCAGTAGATGAACTAACAGACCTGTCTCGAATGGGAGACGGCCGGGCCTTCGTGGCCGCCATCACTGAAGCCGGCTTTGGGCCGACGGATGCAGACAGGTTCAAGGCCGGGCTTGCGCTGTACGACGAGGCGCGACGATTGGTTGGCAACGCCACGCTCGAGCTTGGCGACCGCGCGTCTGAGCCTGGCGCTCGCGTCGGCACGGGCGCGTTTGATCCGGCCTCGATTGTCCCTGAGGTTCGAGGAGGGCGCGAGTCCTCTATGGCTGCCCGCCTGGCGCGCATCAATTCCCAGAGGCCAGTCGTAGAGCTGCCTGTTACGGACGCGCAGAGGCAGGGGGGAATGTCCGCCTCTGAAGTATCGCGCAGCAATGACGGAAGTGCCGGAGTCTTCGAGGTCCTTAGCGCCGGGCCTGCCAGGCGAGTTCCCGGGACCGAGCAGGCCGCTCCCGAGCCGTCACGATTCTTTGGCCAAGACGCACTGAGATGGGAAGGATCGCCGGGAAGCGCAAGATCAGTCGACGCCACTGGCCCCGCAAACCCCTCATTCCCATCCGAGCAGGTCGCGGCGGGAGGCATGCCGTCCGTATCGCAGGACGTCGGAGCGGCGTCCGGCAGCGTCGTTATGCCAACGATAGAGATCGCCAACCAGCCGCCCGTGAGCGTGCTGGATTCGCTGTTTCCTACGCCTCGTCGCACTCCCGTCGGGCAGCTGGCTTTTGACCTTACGCCTGGCAGTTGGGCGGAGTCATACGCAAGGCGGGATCTCGGCGACCTGGCACAAGAGGCGGCCACGCTTCGGCCCGACGTCGGCACCACATCCATCGACACGTCCAGCCTGCCGACTTCTGGGACGGACGAGTGGATTCAGTCGCTTCCTCCGGATGTCCGGGAGAGGTGGGCGCGGTACGGCATGCCGACCGGGACGACCCCGCCGACGGTCGCCTCCTCGCCACGCAGCGGGTCTGTCGGCGACACGCGCCTCCCTGCGGAAGGACTTCCAGAGGCGCCGCAAGACTTTGCGATCACCGCCGGGCCTGGATCGCCGCTTCCTCGAATCGTTCCGATCGACGAGCAGCTCGCCGCAATCGCCGCTCAGGAGCAGGCCCTATCCCAGCGAGTGCTTGACCCCAACAGATGGGCTGACAGGTCTCGCCGAGCCAAGCAGATCCTCGAAGACAATCCCGGGCTCAGCGCACGCGACGCCTGGAACCAAGCGACGGCGGCCGACCAGCAGCCGCGCGAGCGAGTGATTCGCAATGAAAACGACCCGGCCGGAAAGCGCATAGCCAGCACGCTTCAAGAGCTTGCGACCGCTCGCCGACAGCTCGCCGATGAGGCCGCCGGACTCGGGGAACTAGACGAGCTGATTGCTCGCGGCGGCTCACCGGCAGAGCTAGAGTCCCTGTTGGAGACTCGACAGACCGGAGCGTCTCGGCTCGACAAACTGCGGCAACGAATCGCCGAACTTGAGCGCCACAGCGCCGAGCTTCAGGAGTTCGGTGGCGTAACTGAGGTTACGGCCCGCGAGCGGGCTCAGGCCGTAAACCTTGAGGCTGGACTCGAACGGCGGCGGCGCGACGCCATCCTGGCCAGGGACGCCATCGAGCGGCAGCTGTCCTCCGAGCGTCGCAGCATGCAATTGCTTGAGACGCGCAGTCTCGCCCTCCGCTCTCAGCGCAGAAACGGCACGGCGCCTGCGGACGTTGGGCAGCAGATCGCTGCACTCGAGGCGCAGATGGACGCCTCTGATGCGGAGATCAAGCGACTGCAGTCCGAGCTGGAAAAGGCACCCCGCCCAGAGGAGTTTGAGGCCGCACTTGAGAGGACGGAGGTTCCTTCAGTCACGGCCCCTGGCGGCCGCGTTGACGTTGACGCCGCCCGGCAGTCGGCAGACCTGGACGAGGACTACGCAAAGGGGGATCTCGTCGCCGACGCGGCTCGCCAGGCCCCAACAGGAGAGCGGCGAACCGACCTGGAGGCCCTTATCGCGCAGGCCAGGCAGGCGCTGGGGGTTGGAGAACCGTACACGAAGAGGTTCAAGGGCTGGGAGACGCCCCCGCCTCTCCTCCGCGCTGAGGGCAGGGGATTCTCGGAGCCTAAGCGGAGCGTCCCGCGCGCTCTGGGTGAGGTCGAGGGCAGAATGCAGGGCGAGCGGCCCAGTCGCGACGTGGTCGAGCAGTTCCGGGACGAGGAGGCCGCGATCAATGCGCCCTACACAAAGACTTTTAGGGGGTGGGAAACTCCTCCTCCGCTTCTCGACGCTGAGGGCAAGGGGTTTGCTTCGGAGATCGAAGAACTGACCCAAACGGCAGAAGATGCTGCTATCGCCATACGTGAGGCGCCTGACAGGGCGTCCAGGCGGGCTGCGATCCAGGTCCGGCGGGACGCGCTCAAGAGGGCTGAGGAGCTTCGGCAGGAAGTGGCTATCAGGACTGCGGAGCTTCAGGAGCGCGCCGCCAGGTGGGGCGGCGACAGCCCGCGCGTCAGCACCTCCAGCGGAGATGCCCTTGCCAAAATGGCGCAGAAGCTCGTCGATTCGAAGAGTCCGAGCGAGCGGCTTCGCATCCTCTCCGACATGTGGAGAAACAACACTGGCGACGGCCTGGCAAATCTGCAGGCCCTTCAGGAGCAGGGCATTGACGTAGAGAATCTCATCTACGCCTCTCTGCGTCGCGCCGCGCCTGCCTCGCTTCCCCAGCTTGCGGAGGGCGCTGCCAGGAGAGACACGCTCCTTTCGGACGAGATCCTGCGCAACACGGCTAGGGCCGCCGTCCAGGACATCGAGTTCGCTAGCGCAAAGCGCCCACAGCCAGGCGTTGCATCCGCCGAGCCGCAGGGCCCGCCGCCGCCGCCAAAGCCTGAGGGCTTCGTCCGGAGGGCGATGAAGGCGCTGTTTGGCGATCCCGACAACATGCCCGACGCGTTCCCGGCGCCGAAGCCAAGCAACGCTCCGCAGCCGCTGGACGACCTGTACCGCCGCCTCCCTAGCGAGGACGCGCTCTCCACTGCTACGCCGCAACAAATAGACCGGGCGCTGAGCGACATGAATTCCGTCTCTCAGGCGCTTGAACAGCTCAATATCCCTGAGGACCAGGCGCGCACGCTCCGCGATGCCATCGAGGCGCGCATGGACGTTATCCGCTCCCGGTACCAGCCGCCGGAGCCAATTCCAGACTCTCCCGGCTTCCAGCGGCCTCCGGCCACACCTGAGCCGATTACGTCGGGCCCGGCCCGAGACGTTGGCGGCGTCCAGAGGAAGTACGAGTTCTTGCCTCCTGACGCTGAGGACCCCGCGCACAAGGCCACGCGGGCGTTTTTTGTCGCTGGCAGTGAGGCGGAGAAGCTGCGCGATTGGATTTCCGGGCGCACTATCGACACCGCTGACCCGAGCCTCGACGCCGACCAGAGGGCCACCAGAGCAGCGCTGGCCGCAAGGACTGTAGGGAAGCCGGAGATCAAGATCGAGCCGATTGCCCCGCGCAAGGAAACTCGGTTCGGTGAGACGCAAACCATTCCGCGTGCACGCATCACGGTCAGACAGAAGTTTGTTGGCGGCGCCGCGCCAGAGCGGTCCATCGAAGTGGATGTTGCCAACCCTGGAGAGGTCATGCCCGGCAGCGTCACCATGGAGCTGGACGACGAGAACGCGCCACGCTTCTATGACGCCCGTGCCATCAAGCCAGCGCCGGACACTGAGGCGTATGACCGCTGGCTCGCGTCAATGGGCGGAGGCGCCGACGAAGCTCCAGCGCCGGCCGCCCAGAAATCGGACTCGGACGCGTTCTACGATCAGGCGCCAGCAAATAAGGACTTCACGTACGAGGGGGCTCCGTTTGTCGAGGACGCCCCGCAGCCTGCCGCCAGGCAGTCGGCCGGCGCTGGCGAGCCATCAGAGGCTGCTGGACCGACCGAGACATTCGACGACCTCAATCGCGCCGCAGATCTGGAAGACGCGGCACGCGCTGACGAGATCCGGGTGGCCGGCGACGCGCAGCTGACATCCGGCGCCAGGAAGCCTGAGTTCTCTGAGGTGCCGCCCCCGAGCCCGCCATCTGGCGGAAGGAAGGCGAGGACCCAAGAGGAAAAGAGCGCCGAGATCGCTCGCCGCCTTCGCAACCGGCAGCGCAGCGCCAGGGTCAAGTCTAAGGAGACCCGAGACAAGGCCTTCCGGAGAGGGGCTCAGGCGAGCATCGGCGGCGCCTCGCTCTTCCTGGCGGGCCGGGCCGGCCAGGATGCCGGGTACCTGCCAACGGTTAGCGACGCGCTGAACGCTTTTTCGCCCATTGGCACGGCCTACGCCGCAGGTTCCGCAGGCCAGGAGCCGCCAGAGGCCCCCGAAGAGGACACAAATACAGGGAATGCCGACCGTGCGCTGGACGCGATCCGTCGCGGCCGGCAGCACTCATACCTTACGGCACAGCGAATGATCCCGTACTGATTGGAGTGCATTATGGCAGTCGGCAACAGCATCGGCGACCGCGTCCGCGACCTGGCCAGACAGAGGGCCGACGCTGCGTATTCTGGGGACGTCCGGGACGCCGAGTACGAGACAGAGGAGCAGCGCCGGGCCCGCGTCGGAGAAGCCGCAAACGAGGCTGAGGCGCGTCGCACGGCCCGCAATAGCGCGGCACGTACGATTGAGGCCGCCTCTGGGATCAACCCGATGGGCGTTCTCGACGCCGCCCGGAATGCCCTTGGCGCGGCAGTCGCGCCTCCTCGACCTGCGCCGCCGTCCGTAGAGGACGGGGTCCGCTTTGCGCGAGGGCTTCTCGGCCAGATTGGCACGGCCGCCAGAGAGGCCGTTACGCCGCAGCTTGACTTTCCGAACCCCCGTCGCGATGTTTTTAACGACGATGCGCGTCCCGCCGCCCCCACTGCCCCTGCGGCGCCTACGCCACAGCCGCAGGAGACTGCTCCTGACGACGGCGCAGAGCCCGATCCGATCGATCTTGGCGATCCGTCCGGCCGTAAGCAGCCCGTGACTAAGCCCGTGCCGGCAAGAGTGGACAATCGTCCGGCGCAGCGCGCTGCCCGGGAGCAAGAGGAGGCCGACCTGGAGGATCCGGGCGCCGCCCTTCTCGAGCACGACGAGCGGCGCGCCCGGCGCGGGGAAGAGGCGCAGTTCCGAACCGACATGGAGGCGTGGCAGGCTCGCTGGAGCACACTTGTTGCGCAGCGCCAGGCAGCGATCGCAACCGACGATGACGCCGGTCTTGCGCGTATCACCGTCGAGATGGAGGCGCACCAGCAGGCCAAGCCGCGCCCGACACTGCGTATGACTGGCGGCCTTACGCCTGAGGAAACGCAGGAGCCCGTCGAGGGCACGCTGGACAGGCTTCGGGCCGTCGCTCCCAAAGCGGCGGACGCGCTCGAAGAGCACATGGCGCAAATCCCTGACGGCCTAAACATGGCCTACGCCGACCTGTCTCCTGACGAGCGGTTCGAGGCCATGAAGCGCGACGCCGAAAACGTCAGCTCCACCCCGCAGATGCAAGTGGGCGTGCAGTACCGCGAGCCAGGCACCGGATACACGACTCGCAAGCCAGGGCAACCCCGACGCATTGGGGCCACAGAGGATGAGAAGCTTGTCCCTCTCGACCAGCGGCGCTTTGCCGACCAGGATGGCAATCGTCTTCCGATGAACCCAGACGACCCGAATACTCCAGAGAACGAGGGTCGTGGCTCAATGACTCGCGTTGGCGGAGGGTTCCGGCCGGCCGCGCCGCAGATGACAGTAATGGACATGGTTGGTGGCGATGCGAGCCCCGAAGGGCCGGGCGCCGGAGAGAACCCTCAGGCGTGGGAAGAAAAGATGATCGCCGTCGCTGTCGCCTTCGGCGTCGACGTCAATCAGTTTGAGAGCAGGGGCGAGCTTGTCCGCGTCGGGCAGAACCTGCTGCGCGAGCATCAGGAAAGGGTGAAGGGCGCTGATATCAGGTACAACCCCGAAGGCCAGGCCTACTACACCCCCAACCAGGCCTCAAAGGACACGGCCTACAAGCAGGGCATGCGGGGCGACCTGCGCGCTTTCCTGCAGCAGTACCCGTCCTCCGAAGGCGGCGACGAGAAGCAGCGGGAGATGATGGCGATCGTCAACTCCGACAAGCCGGATTGGACGCGGTACCGCGAGCTCAAGGCGCAGATCCGCCAGGAACGCCAGCTTGCGACGGCTCAGGCGGCCCGAGATCAGCTCCGGATGCGTGGCGAGCAGCAGAACATGTCTAACCCCCGCATCGCCGGCTCGATGCTTCGAGCGTCACTGCGGCAGGCCAGCACTCCAGAGGAAGAGGCGAACGCGCTCATGCAGTTCGGCGAGTTCGACGAAGCCGACCGTGTGCGCGGACGAGAGGTGCAGCGGCTCCGGGCCGAGCAAGAGGCGGAGCGCGATGCCGCCGAAGTCGAGGCTCTCCGCAATCGAGGCAAGGAAGGCAAAGAAGACGACCTCCCGCCCGAGATCGTGGGGAAGATGGAGGCTCAGGCTTGGGACCAGCTTGTCAGCGACGACGGCGATATCAACACTGCCGTTAGCTCCTACATGATGTCGCTGTCTGCTGCGCAACAAGCAGGCGGCCCGGCGGCTCCGACGACTCAGGAGGCTGGCATGGCGAGATTCGCTGGGTTTGTCATGGGCAAATACGGCGGGCCGCTCGCCGACAACATGGCGCAGAACGCCCGGACCATGGTCGAAACCGTCCTCCGCAGGCTTCTCAATAGTACGGTGGAGCTTGGCGATGGGGTTGTTCGTGACCGCCGCAAGGCTTTCATCGACCACGTAGTGCGGCAAACGGGGTATGTAGGAGACCCGGAGCAAATCGGGCTGTGGTACGACCGGAACACCGCAGGCGGCCAACAGTAAGTACGTTAGGCAGGCAAAAGAATGTCTCGGTACAACGCCGGCAGCCTTCTGCCACTGCCTGACCTCAACCCGCTCGACGATCCGGGCGCCTTGAGCGTCAGCCCAGCGCGAAGAAGGCAGCTGCTTGAGAAGGCGGACGACGCCAACGGCGGCTTTCTCTCCGATCTTTTCTGGGCGCTGGACACTCCTGGCGCTATCGTGCGCGGCGGCCTGGCCAACGGCCTGGAGGGCGCCGCCTCTGCGCTCACGCAAACTGCGGACGAGCGAGTGGACGGCCGGGAGCTTCTCCGCCAGTACGGACTTGCGGACAGCGAGGACACGTGGACGAACTTCCTTGCTGGTCTCGGGGCCGAAATGGCCCTCGATCCGACGGCCCTGCTCAGCGGATCTTCTCGGGCTCTTACCTCTGCCGGCAAGGCGGCTGACGCAGCCGGCCTTCTGTACCGTGCGCCACAGACTCTCTCCAAAGCATTTCTCGCCGGCAAGGAGATCGCCCCAGAACTGCAGGAGCGAGCCGCCAGTTACGCCTCTCGTCTTGGCCGACCGTCGCTGTCGGCCACTGACGTCGCCGGCCGGCCGCTGGTTGGGACAAGGGCGGCGCGAAAGTTCGGCACTCTCGGTGATCTAGTCGATAACGCAGACGACCCGCTGGTTGCCAAGCAGAACGTGCTCGACTACTTGGGCGGTGACGAGGCCGCATACGAGTCACTGCAGGGCCAGACTCTGGGGAGGGACTTTGGCATCGGCTTGCCTGCCGCTGACCCGCTCCTGACGTTCAACGTGCCGGGCGGCACGGCTCTCGGCGATGCGTTCGACCGCGTTCAGGATGTACTGCGGTGGTCGCCGGTTGGCAGAAAGGTCGCCCAGTGGACAGACAACGCCGTCGGCCAGGCCGCAGACGCAGAAAGCCAGATGGTGTTCGCCGGAGCGGACCAGGCCCGCCGAGACGCTCAGTCGGAGGCCAGGCGCGAGGCCACATACCAGGCTGCAAAGCTGTTCGAGGGCACGTCGGACGCGTTCAGCGAGGAGGGGAACAGGCGGCTTGGCAGGCTCATCGAGCAGCCAATCACTGAATACGGAACATCGCCGGACCGCATCGGTTCGCGTGGACCGCTCGGCCAAGAGGACTCGCTCTGGGAAAGCCAGAACCCGTCGGTCCGGGCGTATCTCGACTGGTGGGATCAGTCCGCCAAAGACCTGCCGGAGGAGTTCGCTGAGGTCGGCCTGAGGGGGGCCACATTCGACGACCCGAACATCTCCGGGTACTTGCCTCGCCGAGTCGGCGGGATGCTGCAGACGGCAGCGCGCAAAGACGCGTCTCTAGGCAGGGTCCTGAAGACGCTTACCGGCGACCAGATGCGGCGCTCCGCCGACATGATGGTTCCCGGCGGGCGCGACACGATAGCCTTCGAGCTCAGCAGAGATCCGTTCATCGCTGGGGCGAAGCGCGCCGCCAATACCGACCAAGAGGCGGCCAAGTACATCGCCGACAAGCTTTTCGGCAGCCCGCCAAGCACGGGCGGTGCCGCCGGAGTGGCTGAGTATTCTCCTGCCGAGATGAGCCAGGCTACATCCCTGGCAAGACTGCTGCACAGATTGCCAGACAGCGTCACTAAGGACGGCGGCGTTCCTCTGTTTGGGCAGCACCCGACGCAAAGCATTCTTCAGTACCTCGAGGGCCGGGCTGGGGCTAAAGCAACGGCAGAGGCGATCTATGACTCCCTTGCTGGATCTGCGGCGCTGACTCCCGCTGAGGTGGTGAGGGGCGGCAGGCACATCTCTGTGTCAGAGGCGATGACCAGGCTTGGCCTGCGGACCACTGCAGACGAGGCCGGCGAGCTCGGGGCGCGAGCGCAGATGAGAACGCGCCTCGCCAACCGCATCGACGCATCGCCAGACTCTATCGAGCTGGCAAAGGTATCCGTCCCTGAGGACCAGGTCGAAAGGCTGCTGCGTGTTCGCGAGGGATACACCTCCCCGCAGGCCGCCAAAGAACTGACCGGACTTCTCGACAAGCAAAACGAGCTCTGGAAAATCGGCATCCTCGCGTGGCCGACCCGCATCGTGAGGGATCTCATCAGCGGCGCCTACAGCAACTGGCTCGAGGGGGCGCTCGATACTGGGTCCATGAGCGCCGCAAAGGCGCTTACCACAGAGTCTGCGTTTTCGCGGGAGTTCGCGGAGGCCCTGGCGCAAATGCCAAGGTACGCGCGCCTGGACGAGGCGGAGCGCGCCGCGCGGTTCTACGCCGACCTGGCCGCAGGCGGGATTCTCGACGGCTCGTACCTGGCAGACAAATCGTCCGCCATCGCCGGAAGCGGCACGCTAGACATGCTTGTCGGCGTCCGGCCAGAAAGGTTCCTGTTCGGGGAGGGCGCGGCCATTCGCGAGCTTGGCGGCGGCACCTACAACCCGCTCAGCAAAGACTTCTGGGACATGGACAAGAACCCGCTCGCACGGGCCGGAGCGAGGGGTGGCGCGCTGTCGGATAAGATCAACCGCCTCACTGGCTACATCTCGCTGCTGAAAAAGGGCGTCGCCCCTGAGGAGGCAGCTCGCAGGATGAAGCGGGCCCACGTCGATTACTCCAGCCTCACTCCGCAAGAGCGGTACATCCGCGACAAGATCTTCCCGTTCTACGCCTACACGTCACGAATTTTCCGTGAGGCCTTGCGCCAGATGGCCGAGCGTCCTGGCGGAAAGTACGCTCAGGGCCTTCGCGCTTACGAGCGGCTGCAGGACAGCGGCGACAACCAGTACGTCCCTCCGGAGCTGCGGCGTCAGTTTGCCGTCCCGATTGACCCGAACGATCCCACGTTTGGGTTTCTGGCGGACCAGGGCGGAAACTCGACGACCTACCTGACTGGCATCGCCGACCTTCCCGGCTACAGCGCGCTGCAGCTGATTGGCAACGACGCGGGGGATACGGCCGGCAACATCGCCATGCAGGCCAATCCGCTGCTGAGGACCGGATATGAGTTCCTGACCGGCCAGGACATGTTTACCCGTACTCCGATCAACAGCGTGTCCAGGAGCTACGGCCCCATCGGGAAGGGCATCCGGGCGGCGCTCCAGGATCCGGACGCGGGCTCGGGCAGGATAGTCACCGCCGCCGACAAGCTTCTGGACCTAGTTCCTTTTGCCTCCAGGCCGGCGCGATTCGCGGCTCAGGTCTATGACCAGGACGCCGGGACGCAGTTCCCCAGTCGCCTTGCGGCTGCTCTTTTCAGCCAGTCTGGTGTAGGCAAGCTGCGCGACGTGCCGGGCGCAAGGATACGGGAGGGCATTACGGACAGGCTGGAGGAGATGGCGTCCCCGTTTACCCGGGACATCTCCACCCCATACATCCCAGAGCCACTCAGACCATCCGTTCCGCTGGAGGCGCAGGAGGCGCTAGCGCTGGCGCGACAGCTGCGGAGCGAAGGCAGGGAAGCCCGCCGCCGGTCCGCCCGCCTGCTCAATCCGCTCGACTAGCCGCCTAGCCCTGCATAAGGCAGGGCGCCTGCGGGATGTCTGCGTGGATCTGCCTGTAGTCGAAGTAGTGCCTCTCGGCCATGCCTGGCGTTTTGTGCCCCAGATGCCTTCGGCCCATGCCTGGATGGGCGCACTCGATATGGGTCGCAGACGAGCGCCTCAGCCACTTACTGCTACCAGGCATGCCCATTTGCCCAAGCAGCTTCTTCATATGGCGCTGGGCCTGCTTCTTGCTGCACGCCCATGCCAGCACTGTCCCGTCTGGGGACTGCCGGATCAGGGACTGAACCTCTCGAACGCACTCCTCGCTGAGGACCTTCACTATCGGCATGCCGGTCTTGTGCTGCGTCCACGAGACCGTGCCGCCGGAGAAGTTATCCTCCCGCAGCGACCACAGGTCTGAGAGCCTCGCGCCGGTCTCGTACCCCAGCAGCATCCAGGCCCGCAGCAGCACACCTATGTCCGCGCCGTTTTTCGTGCGCCTGAACTTTTTTTGGGAGGTAGCCTTGACAGCGGTACAGCACTGTAATAAAGTCCACGCCCTCACTGGCTCACGGACGACCTTGATCCTGGCGATTCCTCGCGGCGGATCGTCGGTGATGCCAACCTCGAAAGCGAACTTCCAGAGGGTGGCGAGCATGTGCCTTTCGGCATCGACTGTTACTGTCTTGCAGGTCTTGAGTCGACGCTTGATGTACGCGTTGATCTCCTCCCTGCCGATGGACCCGCATCGCCTGGCCAGCCGCATGACGTTTCCGGCGTGACCCTCTGACACTATCCTGTTGGCCAAATAACGATTTGCTATGGACACAGCACTCAACACAGTTGCACCTCTCGTCGGCCCTCCCAACTCTGGGGATTCTGTGGTTCGCCTAAGGGGGACGCAAGGGCCCGTGACCAACGGTGCCCACTCGAATCTTGGCGGTACTCCGGAGCAACCCGACCGCGACGAAAGTCTTTCCGTCGGGCTGCCCACAAGGAGCATGTACGCCCCCGTTCAGGATCAAAAAATCCCGGGAGTTTTGCAGGACCGTCCTTTCGTGGATGTTCGGCGCGGAGAGAGCAACGCCGACTATCACGCTGATGAAACGTACAGGTCAGTCAGCCGTATCAAGACCTTCTTGGACAGCCCGACCCTGTACCACTCCCGGTACATCGCCCGCACGCTCCCGCAGCAGAGCAGCCCTGCCATGGACCATGGCACGCTCCTCCATTCTTGGCTTGAGCGAGGGGACGCCCTCCTGGCCGACATAGCGGTTCCTCCGGAATCAACCCTAACAGGAACCGGGCTCGTTGGCAAAGAGGCCAAGAAGTGGGCCGCCGACAATTTCGGGCCAGACGCCGTCGTGGTGAGCCCTAAGGAGCGCGCCCAGCTGCACTTAGAGATCGAGTCGATTCGCCGAAACCCGGCCGCGATGGAGCTGATCGACGACATCCGGGAGCACGAGCTGTCTATCCGGTGGGAGACCCCAGACGGCCACCGACTCAAGTGCCGGGCCGACGCCGTCACGAGCAACTTCTTCATCGACCTCAAGACCACACGCGAGCCGGACGTTCGTGCCGGCTTTTGGAAGAGCGTGCTGGATTACCGGTATCACCTGCAGGACGCGTGGTACCGGCGCGGCATGGAAGCGCTGGGCATGGAGGCCCGGCCGCTGCGATTCATCGTTGTCTCGACGAGCCACTGGCACGACTGCCAGGTGGTCTACCTGCCGCAGCAAGTCATGGCTGAGGGCGAGCGCCTTATGGAGAAGGCCCTCGCCGACATTCGATTGCGTGAGCGACTGGACTGGTGGTTGCCGGACCAGCACGGAGAAGTCGCTGAACTTTGGTTTCCGGCGCACGTGTTAGGGAGGATGCAATGAGCGTGAATACGTCTATCTGGAAGGAAACGAGCGATAACGTCGACGAGCTGTACGACGCGATGGCGAAGGCGTTCGGCGATCTGCGGAACGCCCCGAGAACCTGCTACAGCAACTGGGCGAAGAAGGACAAGAAGACCGGCGAGCTCGTGCCCGACTACGCCGACCTGGCCACAGTGTTCGACACCGTTCGCTCCACCTACGCGAAGCACGGGCTGAGCATCCGCCAGACCTTCCACCCCTGGCAGAACGACGGCACGGTGATGCTGGTCACCACGATCGGACACAAGTCCGGCCAGTTCGAGAGGAGCTACCTTCCCATGAAGGGATCGGTGCCGCCTCAGGAACTGGCGAAGAGCGCCACCTACCTGAAGAGGGTGGCCTTGTGTGCCGCAGTTGGCATTGCCGCTGACGACGACGACGACGGCGTTCAGGCGAACTCGTCTCACGCTGTTGCGGTTGCCAACGACGAGGCCCGCATCGAGAAGGCGCTCGGCGACAAGATCCGCTCGGCGAAAGACGAGGCTTCTCGGAGGGCCGAGATTGACCGGGCCATGAAGGGCGTGTCGGAGGGGATGCTTTCTCCCAACGCCTGCGATCGCCTCAAGAAGCTTGCGGAGGACCTGGACGCCAAGCAGGCCGCAGCGCCCAAGAAAGAGCGGCAGGCAGTGGCCGGGTAATTCACGCACGGCAGTGCTGGCCGCTCCTCCACATGGCTGCGCCCCCCAGTCAACAGCACAGGGGGCACCAATACACAAGGACGTTCAATGGTAAACGAAGAGCTAGTGAGCCTCTGCCGCACGGTCGTTGCGGCGATACAGGACACGGACAGCTTTGACGCACGGCAGCTGAGGCGGCTGATCCTGCACATCGTGCCGCAGCTCCTCACAGAGCTCGACATCTTGGGCGGCGTGCTGGAGGGCATCCGCCTGCCTGACCCGCCGGCCATCCCTGAGGTGGTTGAGGGGCGCGTCGAGAAGGCCGCCAATGCGGCCGTCCGCTCTCGTCACCGGGCCAAGAAGCGCCCGGCCAGCAAGAAGGCGAGGAAGAAATGAAGTCTGGGTTCCTTCGCGACTATCAGGTGCGTGCCGTCAGCGAGGTGTGCCAGGCCGCCAAGGGCGGTCACCGCCGGATCACGTTCTGCTTGCCGGTGGGTGCCGGCAAGACGGAGGTCATTGCAGAACTCTGCCGCATAGCCAGACACCCGCTCGTCATTGTTCCGCTGCTGGATCTCATGCGGCAGGCCCGAGATCGACTGGAGCTTCGGCTCGGCGAGAAGTGCGATATCGAGCAGGGCGCCATGAGGGCGGAGCATATCGAGGGACTCCGCCGGCGGGTTATCGTTGGCTCACGAGACAGCCTGCTCTCTCGCAGCCGGTATAGGGCGAAGGCGTATGACCGCGTGTCTCTCGTGCTGGTGGACGAGTGCCATGTCGGCATCACGCCACAGATGGAGGCCATGCTCCTCCACTACGAGAGCCAGGGGGCGACCATCGTAGGCTGCTCGGCCACTCCATACAAGGGAAAGGGCAAGGGGCTGCCCTACTTCCCTCGCCCCCAGAGCGTCTACACGCTTCGCCAGGCGCTTGACGACGCCTACTTGGTGCCGCCTGTGTGCTTTACCAGCGAGTCTAAGGCCTTCGACATGACGCTCGTCGACGAGGTGAGCGGCGAGTGGGACGGTCGGCAATTGGCTTCGATCCTGACCGCCGAGCACTACGCCCAAGAGGTGAAGTCGCTCGTTCTGCAGACCTTCCGGCAGCAGTCGTCCGTCGTTTACGCCGCAAATGTCAAGCAAGCACTGCTCCTGGCTGATGTGTTTGAGCGCGTCGGCACGAAGGTCTCTGTGGTCTACGGGTCCCAAAACCCAGAGAAGCGCAAGGCCAACATGCAGGCGTTCCTCTCGGGCGAGAGCAAGATCATCATAAACGTGGGCATCTTGGGCTACGGCTGGGACTTCCCAAATCTCCGCAATATCTACGCCGCCGCACCAACTCGGTCTCTGTCTCGGCTGGAGCAGCGCATCGGTCGCGGCACGAGGGCCCTGCCGGGCGTTCTGCACCCCGAGATGAACTCAGGGGAGAGGCGGGCGGCCATCGCGGCCAGCGACAAGCCTCACTTCCACTACTACGACATCACGGGATCCATCCGCGAGCATCAGTTACTCAGCGTGTACGACGTTCTGGACGCGAAGGTGCGCAAGAACAAGGCCCGCCGGGAGAGGCTTGCCGGCTCCCTCTCGAGCGAGGGCACCGACGTTATGGAGGCCATTCGCGAGGCAGACGCGGCCGAGATGGCCGAGCTGGAGGCCCAAGCAAAGGAACTGATCGAGCGACGGAAGAGGCTGATCGTCGGGGTCACGTTTGACCACGACAGCCGCGACCCCTTCGCCGAGCCGGAGTCGCGCAAGAAGCGCGGCTGGAGGATGATGTATGGGCCCTACAGGGGCGAGAGAATAGAGGATCTGCCGAGCGGGTACCTCAAGCACGTATTCGAGACATCCCGCGCCAAGAGCGGTAAAGGCCTTGTGTTCCGCGATGCGGTCAAGAAGGAACTGGACCGGAGGCACGCCCAGCCCAAATAGGGAGGCATGGATGCAGCATGGACGACTCGAAGGGAATGTCGTGGCGGAGATCGGGGTGGCCATCGCAGTGGAGCACCTACTGCGGGCTGGCTTCCTGGTCGCCGTGCCTATTGTGGACGATGGATACGACCTTCTGGCCTTCTCAGGCAGGAGGTGCTGGCGACTTCAGGTCAAGGCCACCTCGATGGAAAGTGGACGCAGCCCCAGGGTGTGCGTTCGGCGTGGCGCCAGGAAGCGCATCGAGTACTCGGCCCGACACGTCGACGCATTCATCGGAGTACACGTTACTCGCAGATTGGTTGTCTGCGTTCCAGTCGCTTCGTGCAGGGGCAAGTCTTGGATTTACCTGCGGAAGCACGCTCACGGTGACTTTTCCAGCCTGCAGCGGATCAAGAGGAGGGCGTAGGCGGGAGTAACGAAGCACAACACGAACGGCTGCGTGGGTTGGGAAAACCTCTGGCACGCAGACGCATGACCCACGACCAGAAGGGATCGTGACGACAGTGGGTACGCCAGCCGCAAGCGACAGGGCTAAGTCACGCGGGCAACAGGATGCTCGATAAGCAGGTCGCATGCCTCCGCCCCTGTGGCAAGGAGGACACCCTCACAGCGTCCTAACGACCAGTGGGCAGGTGGCGGCTAACCCTGGCCTTCGGGCTGGGGATTAGTCGCCGTCCACCCCGAGCGAGCCTTCAACCAATGGGCAGATCACTTACTACCGACTTTGGAGACCACTGCGATGGAACGCATGGATGAACTTTCTCTGCTGCGCGTGACTGATTCTTCGGGCGCCCAGATGGTGGTTGCGTGCGTGCCCGAGTCCGGCTCTGAGTTTGTCTCTGTGGGGGAGCCAGACTCCTGGACCGAGCATTGCCGTCCGGTCACGAGCGTGCTGATTGACACTACCAGGATCCTTCAGCTGACGAGCCCTTCGGACGTGGCGTCGCTGGCTGCGTGGCTGAGCGCTGCCGCCGTGTGGCTGAGAGAAAAGGAGTTGATGAACGATGACTGACCCCCAGAAAGGAGTCCTGGCCATGGCTGGATTTATTGGTACCGCGCTGAGTGCCCTGTTTCGGGAGAACGAGGACATCGTGGCCCACGCCAAGATCGTCGCCGGCCAGGCCGCATGCCGCGTTCATCACCGAGAGGAAGTGACAAACCTCATGACCGGAGAGAAGCGGGTTGTGTGGCAGATCGAGTTCCCCACTCAGGAGGACGCCTCCCAGTTCGACTCGTCTGTCCGCGAGCTGGTTCGCATCATTGTTGAGGAGGGCGAATGAATGGCCGCCAGGAACTATCGCTGTTCGCAGAGGCATTCGGGTGGTGCGCCGTGTGCTGGACCCGCGCGCACGCGCTGCACATCCACCACTTGCAGCAGGGGTCAGGGCGGAAGCACGACCGCCGGAACCTCTTGCGGCTCTGCATGTACTGCCACGAGTGGCTGCACTCGGGTGGCAAATACAACCTGCGAAAGGGCCACTGCCTCACCGCCAAGCGGGAATGCGACTCGGCCAATTACGACCCTGAGTATCTGGCTGCGCTCCGTCTCAAGAAGCATCTGGGCTACGGCCCTGAGCCTCTGCCTGACTGGGCGCTGTACTGGCGTCAACGGAACGGAATCCCACCGGAGCTGATAGTCATGCCCATCAACAGCAGGCGAAAAGGAAAGGTCGGCGAGCTGGAGGCGGCGGCCGAAATCAACCGTCTTCTTCCAGGGGCGCACGCCCGCCGGTCGCAGCAGCACAGCGGGACCGAGAGCGCGTCGGATCTCATCGCTCCCGGCCTGCCGAACCTGTGGCTTGAGGTCAAGCGCGTTCAGGCACTCAACATCCAGGCCGTGATGGAGAAATCCCTGGAGCAGTGCGGGGAGCTGGCGCCCGTGATTGTTCACCGCCGGAACGACTCGCCCTGGCTTGTGACGTTTCGGCTCGAGGACATCATCCGCGTGGCGGCGCAGATTCAAGGAGCAGCGTAATGCCTACCAACCACTGGTTCTCGATCAACGGAGTGAAGTGGCTGTGGCGGTATGCCCGGCTGCGTGGATCGGCGGATGGCTGGACATACGTGAAGACCCCGACGACCCCCAACGTCAAGGAGAAGATCATCATCGACGAGCGGGCGAAGGGGCGGCGGCGGCTCGAAATTGAAATCCACGAGTTCCTGCATGCGGCGAATCCCACACACGACGAGTCGCATGTAACGCAGCAGGGCAAAGACCTGTCGCGGATTCTCTGGCTGCTTGGTTACAGGCTCAAGGAGGACTGATGATCGCCGTGAACCTGGAGTGGTTCGAGGTCAGCAGGGCTGCGCTGGTCGGGGTCACCCGAAACGTGGAGGCTCTCCGCAAGAGCCTAACCAACAAGATGCCGACGAACAGCCGCGACTGGGATATCCACATTCTTGGGGCGCTCGGCGAGTGTGCGTTTGCGAAGGGCACTAACCGCTACTGGAACGGTAGCGTGAACACGTTCCGGAAGGGCGGCGATGTCGGAGGGTTCATTCAGGTGCGCACGCGCTCGCAGCATTCCTATGACCTTATCGTGCGCGACGACGACAAGGACCACGACTTGTTCGTGCTTGTGACGGGAGGCCCAACAGACTTCCGGGTCCATGGGTATATCCCGGCGGTGGATGCGAAGCGGCCGGAGTACCGGGCGAACTATGGCAACTACGGAGAGGCGTACTTCGTCCCAAAGGGCGAACTCATGCCGGTCGAGCAGCTCGTAATTGGAGAAGGGGAATGAACGCCACCACGATGCAGACCTTTACTGGCAAGCTGATCGACCTTGCCAACTTCACGGCTGAGGACGTGCGGCTGCCAGACATCAGCCACGCACTGTCCATCATCAACCGATTCACTGGGCACGCCCGTGTGCCGTACTCGGTGGCGCAGCACAGCGTCATGGTTAGCAAGATCGTCCCGCACGCCGACGCCATGTGGGGCCTACTCCACGATGCCAGCGAGGCCTATCTCGGCGACGTGGCCAGGCCACTGAAGGCAATGCTCCCTGACTACGTGGATCTCGAAAGGCACGTTCAGCAGACCATAGCCGCAGCCTTCCATCTCCCCTGGCCCATGCCGGCCTCCGTCAAGGCTGCAGACAACCGCGCTCTCATGGCAGAGAAGCGAGAGCTTGTGCCGGGCGACCACGACTGGGGAATTGTGGCCGAGCCGATCGCCGGCCCA